TGCGTTAACACGATTTACGAATTTTCTGAATACCGTTATCCAGAAAAGAAAGATGAAGAAGCAGAAACCAGTACGAAAAACTACGAAACACCGATGAAAAAAGACGACCACACGCCAGAAGCGCTAGGCCGTTTTTTAATGAGCAAGTACCACAGTGCTGCTACTCAAATCGGTGGTGGAACACGAGTTACCAAAGCCAATTTCATTCGTGGAATGCGAGGTCGAGGCGCTGCATTCGCCGATCACGACTGGGGGGCCGAACCGGCAGGGCTTCGGGTCGCGTCGAATCCACGCAATCACGGAACCTGGGGATAGGATGCCGCAATGGGTTACAACCGCAAGCAGTATGATGCTGCAAGAGATTTTGTAAAGGGTGGCGTTGAAAACGTCAGTGACCCATTAGATAAAATGCGCATACAGGTTTATGACTTGTATGAGGATATTTACATTAACTCAACTTTCCAGTTGAGTATCATTTTGCGTGGTGTTGACCAAACCCCCATTTTGATGCCAACTGGCAAAAAGCTTGTCGAAGCAACGCATCGTTTTCTTGGCGTGAATGTCGATTATCTTGTTGAAGGTAAGGGTGACCAAGGCGTACAAGATAATCTTGATGCATGGTTCAAAAGCTTTTTCTCTCGTGAGGCGTTCAAATCAAAGTTTGAATCAACAAAGCGATGGGGACTGATTCGTGGCGATGCGATTTTGTATGTTTACGCAACACCAACCAAAGACCAGGGCGAACGCATTAGCATTGCCGAAGTCGATCCTCGCCAGGCGTTTGAAATTGAAGATGTTAATGGCGATCTATGTGGTTGGTATTTGGTCGATATTGTTCGTGATTGGCGCGACGAAGATCAGCCTAATGCGCGCGTTGCTCGACGTCGTTCATTTCGTAAAGCTTTAGACGATGAGGGCATGGTTATCAAAAATAGCCCTGTCACAACCGATCTTACCTTTTGGGAATTAGGCAAATGGGATGATCGAGGCGACGAAGAAACAAAACAGGTTACCGGTGGACCCGGTGAAATCACTGAGCCTATTGAATTAGGTATTGGTGAAAACCAAATCACTACATTCCCGATTTACAAGTGGCAAAACGCGCCTATGCAAAATACCACTTGGGGAACGTCTCAGCTGGCGGGTTTGGAAACCCTGATGTATGCGCTAAATCAGTCAATGACTGATGAGGATTGCACGATTGTATTCCAAGGTCTGGGAATGTACTGGACCGATGCTGCACCACCGATTGACCCAAATACTGGTGCGCATTGCGACTGGAATATCGGCCCGATGCAAATTATCGAAACTGGTGTTGGAAATAAGTTTGAGCGTGTTTCCGGTGTTAGTGATGTTTCGCCATTTCAAGATCATATGTCTTTTATGGATGAAAAAGGCATGGCTGAATCATCCGGTATTCCAGAAGTTGCAATCGGTCGCGTTGATGTGCAAGCTGCCGAATCCGGTATTTCACTCAAGTTACAGTTCATGCCGCTGTTGGCGCAAAACAGTGAAAAAGAACTACATCTGATTACGCTTTTGGATCAGCTTTTCCATGACATCGTTACTCAGTGGCTTCCAGCTTATGAAAGCGAAACATTTGGTAACGCTGAGCCGATGCAAGAGGCAAGCGTTGTTTGTCTTTTCGATGATCCAATGCCAGTGGATCGTGCTGCAACAGTACAAGAAACGGTTCTGTTGCGTACGAATAATCTAATTCTTGTGTCGATGGCTGTTGCTAAATTGCGTAGTCTTGGTTGGCAATATCCCGCTGTTGATGAAAGGGGTCAACCACTCACCGATGAAGATATTGCACAAATGCTTCAAGATCAGGCAGCACAAGATGCCAGCAACGCCGATCCGTTCGCGCAGCAAGCCGCCTCTGACCTGTCCAGCTTCGATGCTGTGACCGGCACACCGCCTGGTCCTGGCAACCTGGGCACGCCGACACCCCCGAAGAAGCAGGCGATTCCGCTTAACGGGAGCTAGTCTGGTTTCATGGCCCGAGGACGCAAGAAAAAGGGGCATTCAATGCCTCATGGTTTTGTTTCCAAAGCCCAAATGCGTTACTTTTTTGCAAATCCTAAACTGCGAAAGAAGTATGCGCACAAAGAGGCTCACAAAGCCGGTATGAGAAGTTCGATTCGTAAAAGATTAGGTTATTCACCGGCGTATCGTGCGTTACCGCGACGAAAAGGAGCCAAAAAGAGATGAGGCGCTACAGTGGACTCACGCCAGCACGCCGAGCAGCGTTACGGAAAGCCCAGCTTGCCTCAGCGGCCAAACGTCGCAAAGCCGGTCGGGCAGTATCCAAATATTCTAAATCGGGTGGTCGGACAGCCGTTAAATATTCCAAATCGGGTGCTCGCGCTACCGCGAGGACTACTCGAAAAGCGGTAGGCTATACAAAATCTAGTGTCGCTGCCCGTCGTGCTGCCAGTGCAGCGAAATATGGTCCGCGCAAGGGTCCGCGTACGCGAGCACAGGCGTTAGCGCGTAATAAGCGCAATGCGCGTATTTACAAAACAGCTCGTGCAGCAAGTTATGTTGCCGCTGGCGCGTATGCCGCGCATTCATTTGGAGTGGCAACTAAGCCAAAATCTAAATATAAGGCGAGAAGTCCGCACCAAAGTAAATATAACGCAGCATTGCGCAAACAGCAGTCACAAAGAATCAAGGTTGCGACAAAGCGACCTGTAAAGCGTACTTCTCGTAAGCGGCGGCATTTGAAAGTTGTCAGATGACGTATCAAATGACTCCCGCGCGTCGGGCAGCTTTGCGTAAAGCGCAGCTTATTTCTGCGCAAAAACGTCGTCGGCATACTGCGACTCGTGCTGTTTTGCATACAACCCGCCAACGGGCCGAAATTGCTTATCGTGAAGGTCAGCTAAAGCATTACCAAACGCACGAACACCGACAGGTGCTTGGCAATCAGACAAAAGCGTTGCCGAAAAAAGCGGCCAAAGCCGGTACGAAATACGCAGCGAAAAAGGCTTTGAAAGCTACTGCAAAAGCTGGTTTGACTATCGGTGCTGCAACGGCAATTGGTTACACGGCGTATGGAATGACGCCACACGCGGTTTCTGCTCGTCAAAATAGAGCAGCAAGTGCCCATTTGCGATCAATGGGTTATGGATCAGGAACACGGCACGTTACTTCTAGCCGTATTGCTGGTTCTGGTGTTCATGGAAAATCTATTAAGGCTTTGCCGATGGGGCCAAAAGGTCGCAAAACGGTAAGGCAGCGCGCATATCGAGCAAGGAAACGATAATGGCTAAGCGTAAGCATGTCATGACTGCTGCTCGTAGAGCTGCATTACGCAAAGCCCAATTAGCTTCTGCTGCAAAGCGTCATGCAAAAGCAGCGCGGCAGAAACCGACCGTTCGTGTGGGTCGTCGTGGGGTGACTTCTAAATCGACTTCGGCATTTCAGCCGAATATTCGTATTTCTCGTAGAAGTCAGACGCTTTCAACACATGCCGGTGTAGTAATTCCTGGTACAAACCGTCGTCTAGTGGCTGGCGGGTATGTGCGTGTGGAAAATATTAAGAAACGCAGTTCTCTTGTTGACCAAGTTGTCGGGAAACAGGCCAACAAGATTATTGATAAAGCTTATAAACGTCCAAAGCGTGGGGGACGCAATAACGCTACGTAGGAGTCGTGTATGACCGTTAGTTGGCGTGATACGCCATTAAATCCGGCAAATCCGGCGCATTCAGATCACTTGATATCAACAAATGGTCGTCGTGCCGAACGTGTAATGAATCATCTATCGCCATTACGCGATGAAGTTCAAGATATTCTTTTGCGCTACGCAAATGCTTCGGATAATGAGGTTTGCGGCCTTATTACTGTTAAGCAAGAGGTTTTTCCGATTGAAAACGTTCATGAAGAACCACGTCATAACTTCTTCATGGACTTTGAATCATGTAGTGAGGTTCTCAATGAAATACTCAATATTCGCAAAACTCACGTATTGGGTATTTTCCATACTCATCCAAATAACCAACCGTGGCCATCTCCTAGAGATATCGTAGGTTGGCCCAATCCGCAATTGAAATGGCGCTATTGGGTTATCACTCGCAAAGAAGTTTATGAGTGGAGACTAGTCTAATGGCTGATGTTACTGATAATCCAATTCTAACCTGTGAAGGTTGCGGAAAAACGAGCGAAGAAACTCGAATTTTCGTACTTAACATCGCCGGTACCGATGCGCACTCGGTTAAATGGTGTGAAAGTTGTATGGAATTAAACGGTTTCGCAAAGAATCCGGTAGCATGACAACTCCATTTGAAAATTTTGAGAGTAATACAGAAGCCAGGAGAATCTGGTGGGCGCGATACTTGACGGTCCAGAACAGATACGACACGAAAATACGAACAGCTTTAAAAGACGCTGCCGACGATGCTCAAGAGCGAATCAATACACTAGCCAGCAAGTCGACGTTTTCTGCTGCTGTGCGTACCGCGCAGCTAAGGCTCGCAATGCAAGAACTCAAAGACACTCACAAAACGTTATTTGGCTCATTACTGCCAATAATCAAGTCAGGCCAAAAAGATGAAGCTGATGCCGCTTTCGACGGTCTTACAGAAACAGACAAATCATACATTTACGCCGCAGTTTCTGAGATACATGATGCGGAATCTTATCTTAAATCTGCGCGACAAACTGCCCTCAACAACGTTACTGCTGTCGTACAAAGGATTACACAATCCGAGCTACCTTTATCGCATCGAATCTACCGAACCGAAAGTTTGGCGAATCGCTGGGTATCAAATGTAATTAATCGTTCTCTAGCTAGGGGCGACAGTGCAAAAGATTTGGCACAATCGGTTAGGAAACACATTCTACCAACAACCCCTGGTGGTACAAGTTACGCCGCGCTTCGTTTGGGACGAACGGAACTCAATAATGCTTTCCACGCCACGGCCATCGTTAGCGCACAGGATCGGCCATGGATTACAGGTATGCGTTGGTATACCTCGGACACTCATACGCATGATCCGTCAGAGATTTGCACACAACTAAACGGACAAGTGTTTGATCCTACCTCTGTTCCAAAGAAACCGCATCCACAATGCAGATGTTTTGTCGCTCCCGAAGTTGAATCACTGGCTGTCTTTAAGCAGAACTTGACAGCAGGCGTATATAGAGATTGGATGACCAATGCAGCGTGACAATGAGTCGTTTTCATATACAAACCAATCAGGTTCTTCTCTAAATTCTAGGAGTCGTAAAGTGTTCGGTACAGTTCCAGTTGCAAATTTTGCAAATATGCGTGGCGATTCAGATTCAATTTTACGCCATTGGCCGTTTTTTGGTGGAGAAGAAAATAACGGAAATACCACCACGACGACTACTCAGACGCAGACCGATCCTGCAAAGCCTGATCCAAAGCCTTCTGAAGCCGCTGGCGGGAATTCCACTGTTGCCGATGATCCGATTGCAAAGCTTCAAGCTGACCCAAATGCTTTGCGTGATTTGCTCAAGCAGGTTACCGATCTGACAACCGCGCATGGCGAAGCTAAGTCTCAGCTTGACGCAATTGCTCAGGAAAAAGACAAGGCAGAGCGCGCTCAGCGAAGCAAGGAAGAAAATCTTCAAAAGGATTTGGATAACGCTCACAACCAAATTCAGCAGTTGGATGAAATCGTTCGTTCTGTTGTTAAGCAAAATGCGTTCATTACCGCTTCTGGGGATATACAGTGGAACTCGATCAAGCAGGCAATGGCCGAACTTGACGAAAATGCCTACGATATCAATGTTGATTTGACTAATCGAATGGCAGAAGCGACCGGTATTGATAAAGAAGTTGAACGCATTGCCAAGGCATTCCCCTGGTTGGTGAAATCTGCCGCGCAACCCGATCCAAATGCAAATCAGCCGAAAGCACGCCCGACCGGCCAGCCTCCCGCCTCGCCGAAGCCTGGTAACGGCGGCAAGCAAGCGCAGCGTGCGGCCATGGCGAACCGGTTCCCGATTTTGGCCCAGATGGGCTAGGCAACACGCCGGTAGATAGCACCAAGATAAAGTCATCTGCTCTGTAAGATCGCAGGCAGACCCTAACTAGGTGGAGTGAGGACTTCAAATGACTCTCGGAACTAAGCCGCGCTGGGACAAGTACAACGGCTACGTTGGTAACTTCCGCGCTCCGCTTAACTTTGACACAACTGCCGATCACGGCAATAAGGTTTTGGCTGCTGGTGTTAATTCCTCCGGCGCGATGGTAATTGGCGCAGGACAGACCGGGATTGCCGGTTTGGTGATTTTCCCGATGGGAAACGATTACATCACCGGTGCCGTTTTGCCCGAGCTAATTGCCGGTGACAGCCACGATTTCGGTAAGCATGGCGAAATTGTGAACTTTGCGCCGACTACGTATGACGTCGATGACGGTTTCGTTCAGGGAACACCTGCTGCGGGCACCGACTATTACGCTCATGCGGACGGTTCGGTAAATGCAACCAAGGGTGCCGATGGTGTTTATGTCGGACATACCGTCGAAGCGTCACGTTTGATTGTGAATCTTGTTGAACAGGCTGGCGTTGTTACGATTGGAGAGCTTGGCGCGACTGGTACGCCAGATAACACCAAGTTCCTTCGTGGCGATGGTACTTGGTCCGCTCCTGCTTAATCGGTAATTTAAATCGGATTTTCTAGAACAAAAATGATTGAAGGGAATGCCAAAATGCTGGCAACGCATACTCTCAACATTGATGAGAGTGTAATTACGCTTATTGACGGCGTTCCTGTTACCGTAATGTTCGGTGGCACTCAGCCGGTTTACCAAGAGGGTATTCTTACCCACGGTGATTTGGTTACCCAAACCGCCGATGGTATTGACCTTAATGAAATGTGGAACGCATTTGCGGGAAGCATTGCCATTTACAACGAAGCAATGGATAATCTTATCCAATTGCTGACTTATCCGGTCACTACCCCGATTGAACCGGTCGTGCAGGTTGGCGATTTGCAGTTCGAGGACGCGACCGAAATGGGTATCGCACGTGGTGCGGGCCTGCCCATTGAGGTCTTCCAAATGGGTTACGATTTGCGTCACTACGACAAGCGAAACGCTTACACGTGGATGTTCCTGATGGACGCGGATCAGCGTCAGATTGACGCAATTCACAACGCGGTTCTGTGGGCCGACAAGCGTCTAGTGTTCAAGAAGGTTATGGAAGCGATTTTCGATAACCGGACTCGTCGTGCAAACATTCGTAACCACCCGTATCAGGTGTATCCGTTCTATAACGGTGATGGTGTTGCGCCGCCGACTTTCAAGACGAACACGTTCGATGAAACCCACACGCATTATCTTGTTTCTGGTAATAGCGTTGTGGACTCGTCTGACCTTGAAGACCTGATGGAATTGATTGCCGAGCATGGTTATTCTCACCAGGCCGGTACTCAATTCCTGTTGCTGGCAAATAAGGCAGAAACCGATGTAATTCGGACTTTCCGCCGGGGCGTTGTGAACAACAACGGTGTTACTGCGGGATATGATTTTATTCCGTCCCCGACCCAGCCTGCGATGATTCTTCCGAATGCCGAAGGGCTTTTGGGTGAGCAGCCCGCGTCCGTTTTTAAGGGTGTTCCGATTATCGGTTCGTACGGTTTCTGGAACATTTGCGAAGAAGAATACATTCCTGCCGGATATCTTGCCGGTCTCGGTTTTGGTGGAAAGTTCAACTTGGGCAACCCGGTTGGTCTTCGCCAGCACCAGAATCCGCAGATGCAGGGTTTGCGTATTCTTGCCGGAAATAACCAGCGTTACCCGCTGGTTGATGGCTTCTATGCTCGTAGCTTCGGAACTGGCGTTCGCCAGCGCGGCGAGGGTGCGATCATGCAAATCAAGGCGAGTGGTTCTTACACCATTCCCACAATTTACCGTAAGGGCTCTGGCTTCACGGTTTAATTAAAAAACAAGGTCAGGATTCCCAGCGCGTCGAAACGACGATTAGGCACGTAAGCGCGCTGGGTTTCCATTTCTAGAAAGGGAAATGGAATGGGCCGCTTTATTGATTTGAACCAGCCTCTTTCCGAGGCTGATCGGCAGTATCTCAAGTCTCGTGGTCGTGGCTATTTGCTTGCTGCAAATGAGCGTCGATTTGGGACACCGGATAACCCTCGTGAACCAGAAGACCATGAGGCCGCTGGCGCTCCCGCGCAGTCGCCTTTTTATGACACTCAGGAACGGGATAAGGCTGTCTATGACACAGGCGGCGCTCCGCTTCCTGGCGCAACACTCGATTACAATACGGGTCGCGCTTATGACCGGGATAATGGTGTTTTGGTCGAGCCCGCTCAGGCCGGTCATACGCCAGGTGCTTTTGGATCGCGGTATGACCAAGTAGGCGGCGACGATTTCGAGGAAAGCGACGAAGAAAACAGCGATATTGATGATGATATCGCTGAGCACGTCACTTCTTTGGGTGTTCGTGAGCTAGAAGCTGAGCTTAAGGAAAAGGAAATCGCGATTCCGAATCGCGACGAACTTCTCAAGGGCATTACCGGTGTCGATAATCCAAATGAGCTAAATGTGCAGGAGCTTTTGGAGTACCTGACGCAGCTTGAGGTTCAGACCGATAAGGATGACAAAAAGGCTGACTTGGTGAAGCGTTTGCAGGAAAAGGGCAACAAGCTTCGCAAGGAAAAGATGCAAGACCTGCTGGCTATTCATTTGCAGGACGAGCGCGACGCCAAATAAGGATCGGAAATGGCCGATCAAAATGCGATAAATGCTGTCAAAGTCCAGTTGCCGGATGAAGCTTCTGGACTTGGCATTGACGATACTTATATCGGTACGCTTTTAGATGCTGGTAATAACCAGACTCATGCGATTTTGGCTGCATATCGGGCTATTGCAGCCAAAACCATGATGTTAACTGATGTGTCGGAAAGTGGTTCGACACGTAATATGAGTATTTTGAATTCCAATGCGCGTCAAATGGTGACGTATTGGCAGGGAATCGCTGATAAAGAGGATGCTGCAAACGAAACCGGCTCAATTGGCCGGTTTCATTCTCACAGGGCGAAAAGGGTTTGAAATGGTAGCCAGCGCAACGGAACTGGCTATTGCCCGATTAAATACAGAGAAATTTATCTCTCTAGACCCAACGGTCATTACTCTAACACCGAGGCAAGATGTTTGGGTTGCAGGAACCAAAAAGCGACAGTCTTTACCTGACCGAAGCGAACAGATATTTAAAGTCATCTGGTTGCCTGGTGACGGAATTGCATACACCATCGACGGAATCACCATGCGATTCAATTTCATCGTCGTCGGTAACTATGATGCAGAAGTGGCTATCGGCGATTTTTGGCAAGTCGGAAACCAACAAAACGAAATAGATTACGTTTTTCCAAACAATGGATATGAAGTAAAGGCCGGGGGAACTAGTCACGGAGCACACCCAAGTGGGTAGGCTCATGAGTGCTACGGTCACGTATGACACGTCTAAGCTTCAAAAGAATTTAGATGCCATTGATGAGCATTTAAATGAGAAAATCGCACTGATTTTCGCATACAACGAAGCTTGGGGTGCGACATGGATGAAGCTAAATGCTCCCTGGACCGACGATACGGGCGCGGCTCGTGCCGGTTTGACTGCCAAGTCATACAGCGAAGCAAATACTCACTTGATGATTCTGGCTTATTCTGTGCATTATGGAATATGGTTGGAAGTTGCCAACTCAGGACGATTCCAAATCCTGGGACCAGCTATGCGAGCGATCAGCCAGAAGATAATGGCAGATTTGTCCCATATTATTGATGGAAAACCTCCGACAGCAGGTGCGCCGACTCGTGTTATCCCACCTATCGCTAGAAAAACGGCCCGCAAGGGAACAGCGAATAAGTCTGGCTCTCGCAGGAGCCGAAAAGCTTATGGCGCAAGAAATAGAAACCGGAACAGATAATGCAACCGTCGATTATTTACGAAACTCTAGCCAATGATGATCTGCTGGCGGGTTTGCTAGGAACTACTGCGCCAATTCAACCGAATACGAGGATTTTTGAATTACAGTCTCTTAACGAGCGTCCTAATGTTGACAATGGATATTTCATTATCCTTGATTTTCAGGAGTCCGACCAACTTAATCGACACCGATTAGGGCCAAGAATTCTTCAAATTTGGGTGCATACTCCGCTTGAATGGGGCGCAGATTATGACCATATTGTACGAATTCAAAATCAAATTGATCGTTTGATTATGCCATTAGAGCTAATAGCAGGAAATGACGGCGTTCGACTTACGCTAATTGAAAAACACGGTCGGTCGAGAAACACCACTGACCCAGGCTGGAAGACAGCCACCAGGAACGCGCTCTACGGCGTGTTGTACGACGAATCCAGCATATAGGCAGATACGATGGGCCAAGACTCTAGGAGGAATGACATGGCTGGTACCCCCGCCAAGGCGACTGCCCCCAAGGCTGGCGCTGGGTCGGCTGAGCTGACCGAGGCCGAGCAGGCTGAAATTCGCGCGGCTGACGAACGCGATCAGGCTGTGACCGAAAAGGCTGATACTTCTGGAAAGCGCGTTCGCGCAATTCCGGCTATCGTCACGAAAAGCAATCAGCGCTCGACTACGGTCGAGGTTCGCCGGTCGGATTTCAAGACGATTGGTATTGACCACCCGACCGTCGTGTGGGATTTCCGTAAGGATAATTTCACCGTGAAGGTTGGCGAAGGTGCGAACCAGATCAGTGCCGAAGCTGCTAAGGCTTTGACCGAGCAGTTCCCCACTTCTTTTGAGTACATCGCTGAGTAATTGATGTGCCACAAATTCGCTGCGATTTCAGATTGCACGGTGTAACAGACGACAACTGCACAGGGATTTTGGAAATTGTTTGTCACAACAAACAGTGCAAGCAAAAACCAAATGAGGTAGTTACTCACCGTTGGAATTTAGAAAAAGTAGACGAAGACAACATAATAAGACCGTTTCAAACTTTTAGAACAAAACGACCCGAAGGGAACGTAAAATGACCGCAGCGGTTGCAGACGCTTGGGCTTACGGCTGCCGTGATCTTAAGCTTACGGAATACCTCGATGCTTCGGGTATGGTTTTGTCTAACGCTAGCGTTGACCTGCCCTACATTCAGCATTTGAACTTCACCGAAGCCGAGGAATTCGCTGAGCTTCGCGGTGACGACAAGTTGCTGACGACTCGCGGTAAGGGCTCTCAGGTTAACTGGGATTTGGAAGCGGGCGGTATTTCTATTGCCGCATGGGCTGTGATTACGGGTGGTTCCGTAATTGAACACGGTCTTGCTCCCAACCGCGAAATTGAATTGCAGAAGCGTTCGACTCAGGCGCGTCCGTACTTCCGAATTGATGGAAAGATCATTTCGGACTCTGGCGGTGACGTTCTGGTTCGTATTTACCGCTGCCGTGCGAATGGCGATATCACCGCGAATTTCCAAGATGGTGATTTCCAGACTTCGCAGATCGCTGGTGTTGGTCTTCCGCTTTTGGATGACACAAACGACCTTCTGTATTCGATCTTCCGCCGCGAATCGACTTCGGAGCTTTCGCTTACGCCTGACCCGAACCCGGTTCCCTCACCGCTGAACCTGACGGTGGGAACGCTGACTGCGACCAGTGCGCAAGTTTTGTGGAATCCGGTTGTTGGCGCTGATTCCTATGTTGTGGAATCCGGTGCCGGTGCGACTGCTGACGCGGTTTCTTCTTGGACCGAATTGTCTCCCGATCCGACTGTTGCGAATGCGACGATTTCGAGCCTGACCGCTTCTACGAAGTATTGGGTCCGAGTGTCGGCTGTGGTCGGTGACGCAACTTCCGATCCCTGCCCGGCAGTGTCGTTCACTACGCCAGCATCGTAATTTAAAACATAAATCCATACTAGACCGCTAGGACGGCAAAAAATGGAAAATCCAGGTACGACCCCGCCCGAAGATTACATTTCTGGGGAAGGTAATCCTTTCGGGGACGGTCCCAGTCCTGTTTCAGTAGCTGAATTGCGCGGTGATGACGAGCATGAGGCAAAGCGTCAAGAAGTAGAAGCCGCTTTCGGTACTGTTGTGCCGGAAAACCCTGTTCCCGCTGCTCCGCGACCGAAATACGGTTTGGGTCCGAAGTGGTCAAAGGCCAAGGATTTCAAAAAGCCTTTCGATTATTATTTAGAAGGCTCTGACCAGACACTTTTGCTGTCTCGTTGCGATATGGGTGACTTGTTCAAGCTAGGTATTGGCGACCAGATGGATTTTGTTACCAAATCGCTCATGACTGATGCAAAGGGCGAAGACAGCCCGAAGCAAAACGTTACTAATGCCATCTTGAAATCTGACAACTTCGCTTCGATGGAAAAGATGATTAATAAGATTTGTTTGGCTGGGATTATTCAGCCTCCGATTAATCCTGTTCCAATTAAGTTGGTTAAGAACGAAAAAACCGGCGAAGTTGAAGAAGTTGATGATCCTGATTCAAAGAATCCTGATGTGTTTTACGTAGATGATATTCCATTTGAGGATCGAATGGAATTGTTTACGGTAATTTTTGAAACGGATGGGCTTGCCACGTTTCGCGACCAACCGCCCGTTGGTGTGGGAAATATGGAAAATG